CAAACGACTTGACGTCGTCCACGGGGAGGTATGAGCAATTGTAAACACAGGTGTTGTCACGATCAGCGGCTTTTCCAGAGGTCATCATGGCGCGCATTGACGGCATGATGTGATGGCCAGATATGGCGTTAAAAATGTCTTGCTTCATTGAAGAATCAAGCTTGGGGGTCTTGTTAAAAACATAGTCCACATAACGGGCTACAGTTTCGTTCCAGTCCTCACGTCGATTTTGATCTGGCATGAACTTAGCGTAGCGGCTCTTGTGGATGTATTGTTGGTATTGGTTCATTTTATGGTGATAAATTTTAGAGACAAAAAAAGCCCACGCGTGAGAGTGGGCGTCGGGGGCAACAGAGATTATTTTTCTGCTGTTGGTTCTACAACTTCTTCAGCGGCTTTCGCGGCTTCCAAAGCTTCTGCTTGTGGGCGGCCTTGGTCAACAATGGCCATGATGGTCATGTTCACGTCAGCAAAGGGAAGTCTACCCAACAGGCTGAGAATGTGGTTAGTTTCTTCGACAGAAAATTCAAGTTTGATCATAATAAATGTTCAGTATATTAAACAAATTGGGGGCTAGGCCCCCAACCCAATTAGACCGCGAAGTCAGAGGCGGCGGAAGAACCACCACCCAAACGCTCACCGTCTTCCAACTTTTGCAAATTGCCCAAACCGCAGGCAATGCCCTTGGAGCCCTGTTGGTTGTACGCGTAGAATGTCAATGACACTCGGCCGTAGCAACCAGAGTAAAACTCTTCTGGGTCAATGATCGCGTTCAACTCAGCGTCCACAACACCGGGCTTTTGCACAGAGTTGGCGTTGATGAAAAACGCATTTTCGTACGCAGGGTCGTCCTTCTCAGCGTCGCCGTCACGCAGGCCGCCTTTAAGGCCCTTTGGAACGGTGCCACCGAAGTAGGCCGCGCTTGCCGCTTTGGCTTTCTCAAAAGCCGCGTTGATTTTGTCGATGGTCTCCTTGTCCTTCTTGTCGATAATTATCGACACAGAGTACTTGGGGGTTTTGCCCTCTTCACTTGCAACGGGCTTGAACACGTTAGCATAAGAAAAACGCACTTTACCGGTAACCACTTTTTCGTTCTTGGCCATCTTGGCCTCCTTGTTTACTAATTCGAGAGCACTTTAAAATAGGCGGCTCTCAAGACCCAAACTCTTCCTTCAACTTCGAGGGCACCAGTTTTGGTTCCCCTGCAGGCTTGACAATCAGGTCACCAAGTATATCTTGGAGTTGCCCTTTGCCCAACTGCTTTTCCAATTGTGCCACAGATTTTAAACTGGGTGTGGTGAATATATCATCAAATCCAGCTTTTTGTAACTTTTTTGCCGCATCTTCTTGCGCCTCTATTTTACGGTTGGTGCTTGACTGCCCCAACTCGTAACCAGTAGGCACTATGCCATGGTCTGTGGCCTGTGTCAACATGTAATCTTCAACGTCAGCCAACCACTTGCGTGTTTTAGCCGCGTCTTTGAGCACCTTCATTAACTCGGTTTCTGACAAGAGCGAGGGCTCTTTGAAGTCGGCCGCCGCGGCCATGTTGTTAAAGTCTGCGCGTGCCCTGCACTGTGACTTGGCCCTGCAGAATTGACAGTGGTCGCCCGCCACAAAATCCCCTTGGCCGGCATACGCCTTCTTGGCCTTGGGTTTAACCACGTGCTCGGCCCAGTCCTTCAACTCGTCCAACGTCACCGTTTCGGTGGTGATGCTGTCCTTGCGGGGTTGGTGAATGGTGTATTCAATGTGGGTAATGTTTGGGTAGTCGTCTTTGTACTTGTACCAACCACCAAGGCCGTACAGCCTCAGTTGTGGGTTGTCCTCGGCGTCCACCGCAACACCCTTGCCAAACTTCAGGTCGATAACCCGCACCTTGTTCTCGCTCATTATGACCACGTCGGCTGTGCCGAAGCCGTCAGGCACCCACTCGCTGAAATCCACGCGTTGCTCAAAGTAGGGTGTGTCGCCCTCACCAATTTGCGAACGAACGTAGAGCACGTAGTTGTCAACGTACGCCTCAAACTCTTCGTCGTAATAGGGCGTTGCCTTGACCTCTGCAATGGCCTCGTTGTACTCCTTGGCCGTGATCTGTCCAAAATGTCGACGTAGTTTGGCCTCTGCCATGGTGTGGGCTGTTGTGCCCTCTTGGCTAAAATCAAACGCGCCTGATTTTCGTTTAGGTTCGGGGAGTACGGCCTCTAGTCGCGCGCTTGGTGTACATGACATCCAACGTTTGGACCCTGAGGCACTGAGTAGTGCGTGTGTAGCGATGATGCTCTCCTTTATGCAAAGGTGAAAAAGCCCCTCTTGGGGCTTACAAAATGTCGGCACTTATTGACAAGTGCCGACGATATGTTACGCCGCTTTTTTGAGCGCCGTAATTAGGTCGGTAACTGCACCTGAAAAATCCAACACGACGTCTGCCTTGACTTCAAGCTTGTTACTCTTGTCGTCGCGGTAGTCTGAGGGAAACTGACCCCTCAACGCAATCTCAGCCACCCTGCTGTTGAACGCCTTGTTCTCCACGTTGGCAAGCAACTGGGTTTCCCAGTACGCCTGTGAATGTGTGATGGCCATGTCCAGTGCTTCAGCAAACTCTGGGTGGTTTTTCTTGAACGTCTGCGCGGCCGCGGAACTGATTCCGACGCTTGCAAACATCATTTTTTGGGACGCGCCTACCTTGCCCAACTCTATCAGTTGGTCGCACATCTCCGGTTTAAACTCGTATTTGGATTTCGTTGCCATGGTGTATACCTTATATTCAAGGCCTAAAAAGGCCTTTCCTATATAGAATTACCCATTTTGAGAGGGCTTTTCGACCTTCTGCACCTGTGTATTTGCGTCTCGCACCTGCGCACGGGCCTTGGCCTCACGCAAAGCCTCGTTTACCACCAATCGTGTCACCGCTCCGGCCATTTCCTGAATGCGTTGCTCTTTTGGTTTTACGCCCAAAGATGCCAATAAATTTGTTGCTTCGTTTGCCATAATTAACCTTTCCAAGTGATTGCTTTTACGGCCCACATTTGGGCCGTTTGTGCCTCTGTAATGGCCACGCTGGCCATACGCTTGACTTCAGCGTTGTCTGTAAGATTTCGCAGGTAATTCATGCGGTCAATGACTGCGGCAAACTCTTGTTTGCACTTGTCAACCTCATGTGAATTGCTAGGGTTGAATGTCAACCCAACTGCCTTTTCTCCAAAAGATAATTCACGATCCATTATGCTAATCCTTTTGTTTGCTGTTCTCTAAATTTGCGTAAATCTCGCAGTATGAAATCACATTCTTCTTCGTTCTCAAAGTGCCATATTGATAGCACTTCCTGATCTTTCTCGAACATGGGGTACTTGGCTTCAATCTGAATGTCTATTGTAGGCCACCCTTGTTTAACATACTCCACTATGTATCCGTTCACAATTTTAACTCCTTTCGTATTTTAGCGACAGCCGCCGCAAAATGATACCTCCAATACTTCTGGGTCACAGCCAAGTCGTGGTAGTTATACCCCGACAGGTGCGCCTCAATGATTTCCCTCTGCTGTGGGGTCAGCTTCTCCGCCACGACGTTATACACGTCTTGGATGGTGTCTGGCCCCCACGGCGCCCACCCTGCGCCGCCAGTGGTAGGTTCGGAGGACGAATCCTCGTGCTCAATAGGGTCCGGCTCCTCGTCTGAAAGTCTGCGGATGGTGGCGTTTACTTTAATCATTGAAGTTTCAGCGCGTTCATTAACGCGTTTTGCATATCGATCTTCCCTTCTAGCACGTCCATGACCTGACTGTCAATACTTTTTTGCATTGTCAGGTGATGAATAATTACAGGCTTTTCTTGCCCCTGCCGAAACAGGCGCGCGTTGGCTTGTAGGTAGTCTTCACTGGACCATGGTAGGTCGAACCAAACAATCTGGGCCGTGTCACCCACGTTGCACTGCAGGTTCAGGCCAATGCCCACGCTTTTAGGGTGGCAAAGTAGCACTGGAACCTTACCAGAGCGCCACAGTGCGATTGTTTTATCGTCGTCAGGGCTGAGTAGCACCGCGTCAGGAAAAACGCCCTGAAGCCGTTTTAGGCTGTGTTTGAAGTTGTAGAACACAATTGTGGGTGTGTCGTCCAACATGTCGGTCAGGTATTCCAGTTTGGTGTCGTGGATGTGCACCACCTCCTTGGTCTCTGAGTAGATTGCCCCCGCGGTCATTTGCAACAGCTTGCCCGTGAGCACCCCTGCCGACGCCGCGGTCAGGGTTTCCTCGTCGACCTCCACCACCATCTCTTTGCGCATGGTGTTGTAGGCCTGCTTGGCCGCCTTCTCCCACTCAATGGTGTGCACAATGTCCTGACGCTGTGGCATGGTCAGGTAGTCCTCCTTGCGCAGGGACACGCAAATGTCCCCAATCAGGGCGTCGATCTGTTCTTTGGCGTTGGGCTTTAACTTCCAACTCCACACCATGCCTGTCCTACGATCTCGGGTTTCTGGCTCGAAGAACTTCTCCTTGTAGGAAGTCATCGATTTCCCGAGTCGTTGGCCCAAATCCAATATGCCGACTTGGGTCCACAAATCTAGGTACGACTTTGGGGTTGGTGTACCCGTCAGGATATACCGATGCTTGAAAGTTTTTAATTGCGCTTTCAACGTCTTCCACCGTTTTGACGACGGGTTCTTGAACCTGCTCGACTCGTCGATCACTAATGTCTGCCAAAGCGGCAACGAGGCTTGCTCGAACATCCAGACCACGTTTTCTACGTTGATCAAATACACGTCCGAATCGCTCTGCAACGCTTTCATACGCTCCTGTGGTGTTCCCACAATGAGGGCAAACTTCATTTTTTCTGTATGTGTCCAATTTTCTGCCTCCTGTTTCCAAACGTTTTTAATGACTGCCTTTGGCCCAATGATCAGCGTCTTGCCCTCAAGTTGGCTGAGTATTGTCAGTGCCGTGATTGTCTTGCCCAGCCCCATGTCCATCAACAGGCCCATGTGGGGTTTGACTTTGCTCTCCCCAACTAGCCGCTGTTGGTAGGGGTGTAAATTTTTTAATGTCAACATCAATAGATCTTC